GCGCCCGCTGATACCGCGCCGCCCGCGCCCGCTGATACCGCGCCGCCCGCGCCCGCTGATACCGCGCCGCCCGCGCCCGCTGATACCGTGCCGCCCGCGCCGATGCTGGTATCAAAGCAAGGCAGGAAATTCTTCGTTGTGGACGGGCAAGCAAAGCCAATTGACGTTGCAGGAATTGACGTGTCGGGCTACGCTGCTGAGGCGGATGCTTGGGCCGCTATCATGGCTTTGACCAAGTAAGAAATCACAAAACCGCCGGGGGAATTATGGCAGTCACTACACCCACGATTTACGGCGGTTTTGCTCTACCTGATGGAGTTGCGATTGCATCCGCAAAGGTGCAATTCAAACTTTCGGGGATGGACACACAAAATTCAACAGTTCTCATTCCCTTTGGTGTAAAAACTTACGATCTGATTGACGGCGAATTGCCAGCGGGTGCAGTTCTTTGGCGCAACTCCGAAGGGCTGCGCAATACGTTTTACACGGTCACGTTGATCATCACCGATACAAACGGCATCGAAACTATTCACAAAGTTGGTAAAATCCAGCTTACTGGCAACGCGACAAGTTACGATATCACGTTGCTTTTGCAGGCGTCTGCCTCAATCGTTTCCGGTGATCAGTTCCATGTTTTGACAGATGATCAATACAATCTTCTGGTAGGTTCCGCAACTATCGCGCAACTGATCACGGCGGCGGCAGCGGGTGACTTTGACGATTTGCAGCCCGGTTCCGTGGTGTGGGCGGGCGGTTATCCGTTTGTTAAGCAGATTAACGCAAATTATGACGGTCTGCCGACAGGATTTATCCCGCGTATTCCATCGCCATTTGCGTTTAATGGCTTCGTAGGCGATGGAGTAACCGACGACACGGAAGCCATTCGCAAACTGGCAAACTACTGCAATTTGAGCAAAGTTCAACCTGATTTTTCAGGTGTAAAAAAGTTTGCTGTTGATACCAATGCGCGGATTGTTTGGTATCGCGCCCCCGATATGGCACACGCTCAAATCATTCTGCTGAATGGCGTGTTACCGCCTGAAAACGTTACGATTGCCAATATTAAAACAACGTTCATTATTGAAGACCCGACTACTCCGGTTGTATCTGGCAACATTACCCCAACGCTTGCCAATATGAAGCGCGGTTCAATGACGCCTTGCAATGATTTCTTTTTTGGCATGGGTTACGCATATTTTCAATGCAACAACATCAGCGGCCCTTGGATTGCTGGCCGTGACGATACGGACCCTTTGCTTGGTTATCGACAATCATTCTCGGTTGGTCGTTTGGGGCAAGTTAATTTTCCGCTTACGATTGATTGCAATGCGACAACTTCTATTTATTATCGTTTCCGTGTAAATACAGCAGATGGTAGAACAGTTCTGAAAAACGTAAATTGCGACCCGTCGCAATCAAATTGTCTCACTTTGTTTCAGATTTCGCGCAATGAAGTTTCAGTTGAAAACTGTGATTTTCGTTGTGTTGATGGCACCTATAACGAAGGTGCGCTCAATCGCGTTATTGCGGTTGATGAATGTTCCGGCTTTACTTCAGATAACATTGACGGAATGGCTTTCGTCAATGATTACGGCGGAACATATTTGTTTAATTTTGATCAAGTGGCGGATATTCACCTAAATGATATTCGTGCATTGAACGGTTGGGGCTTTATGGGCTGCAATCATATCAACGGTTTTTGGCTTACCAACTCGCTAGTTAATCGCTTTGATGTTCATGGTGGCGGGCATAATATGTTCGCGGATAATGTCACCTTTCAAGATATTGGCATTCGCTACGGTTGGGGTGGTGGTTGGCTTGTGGCAACAAATTGCGTTGGCATTAATTGCCCGATTATTTCTAGCCGCGATGATTACGGCGGTTATTGGTTTGGTCAAATCGTCACCAATGGTACATACCAAACTGGTGATGCCTTTTCTATGGCGGTGGTTTCCATTGGTGGGGCTACAGGAACGCCAATAGGACGATCTGGCCTTGTCGTACCTTCGGCGCGTTCCATCAGCATTAGCAACGCTGTGCGGGGCGTTACCGATGATAACGAAGCTGTGGAGTTTGTGCCGCTTGAAATCATAACCTCTGATACAGCGCTTGGGGTGCTGAAGCCCGCTTCTATCGACATAAACAACATTTCATGCGCTAAAGATTGGCGCATGAAAATACAGCTAGATTTGCGCAATATGACAAACATTTCCGATCATGGTGAAAATGATACAACCCGGATTACAATAACCAATTGCAAGCCGAGTAATAAGCCGTCTTCGGCTGTTGGTGGAATTTACGTTCGCCCCAATCATGCGTCTGGACCAATGGCGGGCTTGCCTGGTGTTTACTTCGTTTTGAACGTCAATGATTGCGACAACACTGCAATTCATACGCGCGAAAGTGTGCGCGGAACAGTCAACACGGATAACACAAGACTAGCCGCGTTGGCTACGCCAAGCGGTCGCCCTGTCAACGTTCGCGGCGGGGCGCTGATAGCTAACCCGTTGATCGCGTCCGGTGACACAACTGCTGTTTTGGGTGGCAATGCCATCGGTACGCGATACACGGCAATAGATGGTGTGAGAGTGGATGCGAACACCTGGGATTTGTCAAAAGTCATCATGGCAACAGGGGTGCAAATTCCAACAGGTATTTCGCCAACATTGCCAAGCGGTGCAACGCGCGACGATATGTTCAAAGGATGGATGGTGTAATATGCCGCAAAAATACGGAACAGCCGCAGGATTGATTGCATACTTTCTTGCGCGCGGTAAGGTTGTTGATCCTGACTTGGACACAACAGAAATTGACGCCGGGCTGTTGGTCGCGTCCGAATGGATTGACGCTAATTTTCGCGGATTGTTTCCCGGCTTAAAAACCGGGATGCGGGTTCAGGAACGTGAATGGCCGCGTACGGGTGCTTATGATTATTACGGATACGCAATCGGCAATGACGCAATTCCGGCTGAAATCGAAAACGCAACGTATGAATTGACGTTGATTGAGTTGACAACGCCCGGAAGCTTGTCGGTCAATTTTACGCCCGGTGAATATAAGGCTGTTTCGATTGATGGTGTTCTTTCGGTTGACTATGCGCAGTTTAGCCAAAGTTCGGAAGTTCAAACGCAGTTCCGCAAAGTAATTGAAATCCTTTCCGGGCTGTTGTCTGGCAACTCGCAAACATCAAGCCTTTCCGGTGTTGTCGCGCGGGCGTGATATGCAAAACGCCCGCCTGTCGGGGCGGGCGTTCGGTGCTGAAGGTTTGGCCGATCACTTGCGACGGAAAACGCGAACCGATGCGCCTTCGGGGTCTTTCGTGGCGTCAACGTCAACCGCGAAGAAATCCCTGTCCTGGATCATCACGGGTTCGCTGGTCGGAATGGTCGTCATGTTGCCGTTGGCGTCTTTCACGTTCTGCGTTTTGAACACAACGTTTCCGGCGTCGTCTTTCTTCGGAACCATGTTGTCGGCCTTGCGGTTTTGCGCCGAAACGATGCTGGAAAGGCTTTTCGCGGTGCGCCCGATCACGCCGAACGAAGCGCCAACGGCGGTCAGATCGGCAAATGGGAATTGCGATTTCGAACCGCGTTTGTTCTTGACAACTTCGGGCATCGGAACGGATGCGGTGACGCCAAGAATTTTCATCGTGACGGGGGTTGCGGAGTTTTTTGCCATGGTTCAACTTTTCCTTGTGTTTGGGTTTCATCGTCTATAACGTCTGTGTTAGTTAGATAGTTGGTTGAAAAACAATCGTCAAGAGGGAAATCGCGCAAATGACAATTTTTGATGATATGCAAAAAGTGGCGAAAAGCTTGCTAGGAAACGCCAAATTCACGCAAGGTAGCATGGTGTTGGTTCGCAACATTCCCGGAGCGGGTTCTGCGTCTGATCCTGGTGCGGCTGAAACCCGGCGTTATCCGGTGGTCAGTGTTCCCCCGCGCGGTGCAAAGTACGCATATATTATGAAAAATCTTGCGGTTGCGTCTGACTTGCAAGTGACGTTCGCGCCAATTGAAGTTGAACCTTTACCGCGTGACTTTTTCGAAATCAATGGCGTCCCTTACAAGATCATGTATATTGACCGGAAACCAAGCGCCGGGACGGCGGTTGCGTTCACCCTGATCTTGCGGCGGTAAAATGGCACGTTACACGGATGCGACGGCAGAGATTGAAGCCCTGATCGAACAGCTTATCCCGTCCATTCGTGACGTGTTTTTGACGCTCATTCGGGACGTAACCGACAACGTTGTATTGCAGCAAGTCGTCAAGGCTTTTCAGATGGGTGATCCGGTCGCGGCGTTCGAAGCCTTGGGGCTATCAGACGCAGCGATGCGCCCCATAACCAAGATGATCGAGGATGCTTACGAAGCGGGCGGCGTGACCACGGGCGGCACGTTTCCGGCCCGGCTGAAGCTCCCCTTTGGCCCGTCTGTTGTGTTCAGGTTTGACGTTCGGAACAGCCGGGCCGAACAATGGTTGCGCGAAAATTCGGCCCGGCTGATCACCGAAATTCAAGAGGAAACCCGCGTTGTTGTGCGGAACGTCATGGAAGACGGGATGCGGCGCGGCGTCAACCCGGCGACTTCGGCGCTTGACCTGGTGGGCCGCTTGGACGCTAGCGGGCATCGGGTGGGCGGCACCATCGGCTTGACCACTGCGCAGGAAGGTTGGGTGCGTAGTACGCGCGCCGATCTTACCACACAAAACCCGCGCTATTTTGATCGGCAATTGCGCGGGAAAAACTTTGACAAGATCGTAAAACGTGCGTTCGACAAAGGCGAACCGTTGCCAGCGGAAACAGTTGAACGGCTTGTTACGCAATATAAGGCGAATGCGCTACGTTATCGTGGCGAAGTCATCGGGCGAACCGAAGCAATCAAGGCGCTGAATAAAGCACAATTTGAGGCAATAAACCAAGCTATTGATATGGGCGCAATCAAGGCTAGCGCCGTGACCCGTGAATGGGATAGCGCCGGGGATTTTCGCGTTAGAGAAACGCATCGCCTAATGGACGGTCAAAAGGTCGCGTTTGATCAGCCTTTTAAATTTCCGTTGGGCGGTCTGGCAATGTATCCTGGCGATACAGACCTAAACGCCCCTGCGTCCGAAACAATTCAATGTCGTTGCCGCGTCAAGATCAAAATTGATTGGCTAGCAGGTGCGGTAGAATACGCGCGCAAATTGCCTGCGGATGAATTGGCCGAATTGCGCGGGTTGGCGTTCGCCAAGTTGCCGGGCGAAAAATAGCGCTCGGCTTAGTGGTTAGGGCATCATCGGAAAAATGTCGTCACCTTTGAACAGACATTCCGTTTGTTTAGATTTGATCAGCATTCCTCGCTGTTCGGTGGTCAATTCCGCGCCGTCTGTTTCGTATTCGCGCAGTATTCTGCCTTCACCGGACTTTCCGCTAGCATAGCTTGCAGTTTCGAAAAACCGAAAACGGTACGCACTCTTGCGACCTTTGCAAATCGCATAAATCCCGGTTACTTTCTCTTTTCCGTATGCTTCAGCTTGATAAATCAGTTTCATTTCGTCGGTTCCTTGCTGATGTTGTATGCGTTGCACACTGCACCAAAACTTGCGACTTTGCAACCGTTAAACGCTTCGTGATACTCCATTGCAACGAAGCTATTTGCAAAAACGACATACACTTGTCCTTCGTCGTCAATGTGCAACAGTTTGCCGTCAAATGAAATCGGGCAATGTGGCATTTTGAACGTTGAAACCATCCGGCCAACTAATGTTGACATAAGAATTTTGGTCGTCTGTGCCTGTTCAACCGTGATCATTTTGCAGCCCTGATAGAGTAAAGCCGGGCCATTATGCCCGGCTTGATCGGTTCAGTTTGCGCCAAGGGTGGCGCGCAAGGTGCCGTCCGAATTCACACGGAAAACTTCAACGTATTCCGCTTTATGAACGTTCAACCATTGCCCGGAAATGGTCAAGGCATGGTCAAGATCATCTGCGGCAAATTCACTTTCGCGCCCTTCTTTGCGCACTTGCACGACAAAATCAAGAACGAAGCCCGAAGCTTCAACAGAGTTGCGAAGCGCAAGACGATCAGCAGGGGAAGCAAAAGACATAGTAAAAAACCTTTCAGTTTATCGGCAGGATTGCCGTTTTCCTTGCTTACACACTACATTGAAAGCGATTGGTCGTCAAGCATTATTCTTAGATTTTTTGGCGTCACAAAGTCAAACATTTCGCGCGTTGATCCGGTATCGACTTTTTCAAGATCACGCATTTGGATCATGGGAAAATAGAATTCGTTCGGGCCGGGCCGGTGCTGCAAACTGAAGGCGCTTGCCGGATAGCCTTGATTGCGCCAAATCGTGCGAAGCCGTGCAACCGAACCGACAAGCGCAAACCTGAAGCGCCGTTGAAATGAAGGATGACCCATAGCAAAAACTGCATTTGCAAGGTTCAGACGTTCGCCCGCGTTCTTGACTTTCACAGCAGTTTGACAAGCTAATTGTTCGCCGTCAACATCATCTAGACAAGTCGTGATCAGGCTGACAATTTCGCAGGAATGGCCGCGATTTTCTAGAATGTCGCAAACTGCGGCGATGATCGCGGCGCGCGTGATCAAAATTTCCCGATCAATCCCTGCACTCGCTGAATTTTCCAAAAACAGCGTTATCACGCGCTTGCCTTCGGTCTGGACGTTGCGCCGCATGTGGGCCGGGCTGCCAGCGAGTAACCGCCCAACGTTCACCGATGCGCCCGCGACAGAATGCGTCCTGGCAGGCTTGCGGGGGTATTCGGCGGCAAGATCGGCGGCGATGGCTTCAGCGCGTTCTAGCCCCTCTTGCCAGCCCGTGCGGGCGGTCAGGATTGCGCTAGTCATGCTGGCCGACCCTGCAAAGCCTGGTGACGCATCCCAACCCGCCCGCGCGTCTTTGTCGGCAGGCAATGGCATGTTTTCGATATGATCGGTCAAGGCGTCAAGGCTGGAAAAGCCAAAATAAACGGGCGTCCGGTCAAACCGGAACCGCCCTAGATATTCGTCACTGTCACCGATTGTTAGGGTCATTTCGCCACAAGCGCCTTGACCCAATCAATCGCATGGGTTTCCCCACGTTTGAACGCAATGGCAATTTCAAGCGCCTTAAATGCGCTATGCCCTTTGCTGATCAGAAATTTCTGGATTTCGTCTTTGGTTTCCATAATCTGCGTTTCCTTCAGTGTGTTGTTTCGTTACATGCACACTACATTAGTGCCCGGTGGTCGTCAAGTGTTATTTCGTGACTTTCCCTCTATCGACTTCAGACATTCCTTTGAACAGATATAGATTTTCAACGTCGCCACGGGTTAGCCCTGCATTCAAAGCGGCGCTTCCCATGCTGATAGCGCGTGTCGAAACAACATGGCGGATTTTCTTGGCCTGAACCGATTTCCGTACTTGCCAAACATAGTCAAGCCAATCTTCGCGCCCGTTGCATAAATGGCGTTCAAGCTGCAAATCGTAATCAATTTCCATCGTTGCAAACCGATCAAGGCTTGCCGCGTCCAATTCATTTCGCCCGATATAAACGCGGTCTGCACCTGTTCCGAAGGTGTTTGCCGTGGCAATCATTCGAAAGTCAGGGTGACGCATGACCGGGCGCGGCTGATCAGGAAACGCAGCATAACCGTTCGCAAGTGCAGAGTTCGCGGCAAGCAACGCATTTGCAGACCATGCGTCAATTTCATCAGCAAGCCAAACGCCACCAAATTCAAAAGCTGTTCGAAACGGGGTGCCGTGATAAATTCCGTTTCCGTCCATAAACCCGGACAATTCGAACGTGTCACCGATTGCGTTTGTGATGTAAAACGGCAGGTTCAACAATTGCGCGATGGTTTCGCCAATGGTTGTTTTGCCTGACCCTGCCGGGCCAACCATCATTAGCGGATGATTTAGCGCGACAATCTTCAGCGCCATTTGGGTGGCGTAGTGTTGAATCCCGCCAACAATCGGCCCAACGAAGCCGGGTGCTGTGACCTGGATTTGACGCGGCGGCAAAGTGTCAAAAACCTTGCGGGCGGCGTCTTCGTAAATTTGGCGCATTTCCGGCGCTGCAATGTATCGTGCAACTTCGTCGCGAGTTACTTCGCGGGTTATATCAACGTTGAAGCCCGGAACGTTGACCGCGTTCATAATCTTGACAAAAATTTCAGTCGTCAATTCTAGGGCGTTCCGCGCGTCAACCTTGCTTTCGGCGTTGCTTTCGTGATACAGGTTCACAAGGTCTTTCGCGGGCATGATATGCACCGACATGGGGTCAAGCCCGGTCAAGATTGCCCATTTGCGAAGGTTCGAAACGTTTGACGCGGTGGCGATGAATGCCGAAGGTTTGCCAAGTTTTTCAACAATCAATTCAAGTTCGGTCATTTGATAACTCGTTTGGCGATGGCTGACCTAACCGATACACTACGCGCCAACCGATGACAAGCGGGGATTTAACCAAATGGCTAAAGATTTCACGGCGCAAGTTTCCGCTATCGTTTTGCGGCACAAGGCGCTTGCGGATGCGGTCGCGCGCGAAAGCATTGGTGATCTAATCGAGGAAATGCAGACGCCAAAGGGCAAAGGCGGTTCAATGCCTCTTGATACCGGGTTTCTTCGGGCGTCCGGTCAAGTGTCGTTTTCCGGTATGCCAACCGGGCCAATTCGCCCGCCTGAAGACGCAGAACCGGGCAGTATCCCCTATATGCCAGACGTTGCAACAGCGCAACTTGCGGGGCTGGAAACCGGGCAAAAGGTGTTTTTCGGTTGGACGGCGATTTACGCGCGCCGGCAGAATTTCTATAACGGTTTTCGTGATAAGGCGTTGCAAAATTGGCAAAATATCGTCAATAACGTTGTGCGGCGGCTGGCAAAAAGGGTCTGACAAATGGGCATGGAATACGACACGGCCAAGGCGATTTTCAATACGTTTGATACGCTGGAAATGTTGATCGGTTTGCCGTTGAAAATGCCGCGCCGCATCTTCACCCCGCCAAACGATCAGAAATATATTGAAGTTTTCCGCTTTCCCAATGACTTAGCCCGAAATTGGGGCAATGAAAAGTTTTTTCGCGGTATCATTCGGGTGGGGCTGCATTGGCCGATGGACGATCAGGGCGACTTCCCGGCGCTTCAGGTATGCGAGCAGATCGCAAACGCCTTCCCGAAAGGCCACGTTATGACATACGGTGCGGCGCGGTTGATGATTTCGGACGTGCCGAAGATCACCGAACCGCTTGACGGTGGACAAGAAACGATTTTTCCGGTAAGTTTCGCATATCATTCCTGAACACGCACAAGGGGTTGCAAAGATGAAGAAAATTCTGTTGGCGACAGTCGCCGCGATTGGGCTTATCGGCGCTGCGCCGATGGCCTTTGTCAACACAAATTCGGGGTCAACTTTCTGGGT